CACAAGCTCTCGCAGAATCGGCGAGTCCTCGATCAGCGGCCCGATGCGCTGTTTCGAGTTGCGCTTGGCCATCGTCTCGGTCGGCTGCACCACTAGCATGGGACCGGGCGCGAGATGGATTACGTAGCCGATCCAGTTGTTGCCCGACTCGGTGGCGCCTACCTGCGACCCTTTCATGAACACCACGCGCTCCCAGGGCGAGTCAGCCATCAGGGAGTCCATGATGTCGCGTAGGAACGGCGTGCGCGAGGTGCGCCATATCCCTGGTTCGGGCGAGGAACGCGTGGACAGGACACGATACTTGTCCGCCCATTCGCTGATGCGCAGCTTTGGTTCCGGACGCGCGCCAGCGCGCACCGCCGCACGGGTTTCTTTGAACGCGTCGCCCAGGCCTGGGAGTGACGCTTGCAGGATCATCGACGGCGTCATGCGGCTTCCGTCGTTCCTTCAGCGAAAGCCGCGAACACGGAGTTCAATTCGGCTTCGAGCAGAGCTTGGCATTTCTCGGCACTCGTTTCGGCGGCCAGAATCGCGGACACGCGCGAGGGGATGTTGAAGCAGGCTTCGCGCAGCGTCCGAAACTCCGTGAAGCGGGCGTTCCGGACGTCGGCCGCCGGGACCAGGTTGCCAGCGCGTTCCTCATAGCGCAGTTTCTTCAGCAACGCCTCGTAGATTTGCGTTCCGGCACGCGCCTTGGCATACGCGGTTGATTTTGCGTCTTGCGGCAGTGGTATTTCGGGCGACGGTATTTCGGGCAGATGTCCGTCGATTTGAAGCGGCTGCTTCGCCGCGCGCGGGGTGCGGTTGTTGTGGCCTTTCTCGTGATGCGTGGTATCCGCGAAATCCTGCATTGCCTGCTCGAGGTCATACATGCCATCGGGCCGCTTGGTGATGCGGCCGGCGGCTTCTGCTTTACGGATCGCGCCGCGGTCGCGCCCGAGAGCTTTGGCGAGTTCGACCTCGCTTACAACTGACATCTTTGCCGCGATTTTAACCCTAAAGTCTCGCAGTTACAAACACTTCTCTTGTGGACGAATAACTCGAAGTGACTGGGGCAGTAACCGCTGGGGTGACTGTTGCGGTTACCGTGTTTGGAAGGCTCAGGGCAGGAAAAGGCCCGCCAATGACTAGCGGGCCGTGAGAGGTGTACTCGGGTAAGAACTCAATGCAGGAAGCATATCACGGCACGGCGATCGCAGCGGCCAGTGCCCACAGCGCCAACCCGGCCCAGCCGAGACTCTCGCCTCGCGGCGGTGTTATGCCGACAGCGGCACACAGAAAACAGATGATCGCGAGGATCATGAGCACGACGCGCACTGTTACCAACATCAGACCATGGCCTCCTTCGCCTTAGTCACAAGCTCGTCAAACATAAGCCGACAGCCCGAGCATAACTCGGAGGGTAACTCCCCCACGCGCCGCCGCGCCTCGGGATGCTCGAACATGGATACTCCGCAAAAGGCATGCCAGCGATCGTCGAATAGCTCGAGATGCGTCGCCCCCTCATGCTCGCGAATGCGCAGCTCGATTTCGCCCACGAGCCAGGTCTGGAGAAACCGGCGCTGGTGCTGAAGCATTCCGCGGCGTGCGCGATCGCGCTGGCAGTCGCGGCACACCAGCTTGACCTCGCGGCCGCATTCCGGGCAGATCATTCGCACTCAGCTTACCGCCGGGAGATCCCGAAGTGAAGCGGTGAAGTGGAGGCGGGGAGAGCCCAAAGTGGATCTGAAGTGGAGGGCGCACGAGGAGTGAAGTGGAGGCGTGCGCGTGGCAGAAGCCACTCACTGAAGCCACCCGAAGCCACCCATTTCACCCTCCAGCCACCTTCAGGCAACTCGTGAAGCATCCCCAGGCACTCATGAGGCAACCTCCGAGGCCACCTTTTTCGCGACCGAAAGTCTGCCAATTTCGTCCTTGCTAATATCTTTTTGGCATGATGTAATAAGGATAGGCGGGATGGCCCCGCAAGTTACAGAAACAAAAGAGGATATCAACTAAATGGCAATCACAGAGAAGCACTTTGTATCGGCCGGGGAAACAGTACGGATAGAAATTCCGTACTCGGAAGTCTGCATGCACATGCAGGTCGCCGGTCGCGTAATGAATGTGCGCTTTGAGCATAAGGTAGGGCATACCGCCTGCGCACAATTGCTCCAGGATGGCCGCGAGTTCAGCGCGCCCATTACGCCCGGAGAAGCGGGGTTCTATTGGGAGGATGGCCGCTACTACTGCTATCCGGTGAACGGAGATCCCAGTTCGAGAGGGAGGTTTTAACCATGAATCGCAGAGAGTCCGCCGCGCTCGACCGCTACATCACCGGCAATTGGGGCGAAGACCAATTCCGCGAGGAGTACGACTGGCCGCAGATCGAACCGGGGGATGACCCCGGTCCGGCTGACGAGGAGGTGAGCGAATGAGCCGGTTCGCGGAGATCCTAAAGGCGGTGCAGGAGAGCCTGCACCTAATCAAGCCGCTGCTGTTCGAACTGGTGCTGTTCATCTGGGCTGCGGTTGAGATGTGCAAGTTCATTTGGACAGTAGCCCTGGGAGGTGAGCAGTGACTACTCCTTACGAACTGATTGCGAAGTGGGAAAGCAGATCGGGAAAGCACTTCGCCGAGCTATACCGCGATGGTGCGGGCTATGCGTATTATCGCGGCAATGGCTGCGGCGGAAATCTCGGCAACCTTTCCGAGGCTGATGCGATCACTCTGATGCAATCGAAAGTTGATTCTGGCTATTTCCTGCCCGATGACGCCAAGACTCCCATGAAGCGGACAGTCTGAAACAGCCAGCGCGCCAAGCCGCACTTCGGTGCGGCTTTTTTTTTGTCTGCGCGCGGGAGATCCCGAATTGAATCCTGAAGTGGAGGGTAACAAGGCCTGAAGTGGAGGGCTCGAACTGTCGCCGCAACGAGCTCTGAGTCTTGTGTCACGAGTGCCTGGTCAGTACGACCGGCTACATGGTAAGTCAGGGTTCATTGTACGGGGTCGTACGTAGGTCAGGGTTCAATGAACCCTCACTTACGTAAGGCGGAGTTCATGGTACGCCGACTTACAGAAGGCAGATCCCATTCCTGTTATAGCCTGCTGAAATCTTTTTTGCAATATTTTCGCTCGAGGGTATTGCAAAACTCTTTTTGGCATGCTTCAATCGTCGTGTGGCCAGATGGCCGCTAATTCAAAAAATTGAGGATATCGAACACAAATGCAAGTAACAGAGACAATCAAGGCAGAGCCGAAGGCAGAGCCGAAGGCAGAGCCGAAGGCTAAGAAGGCCGCTCCGAAGGCCGCTCCTAAGAAGGCCGCTAAGAAGGCAGAGAAGGCCGCTAAGAAGGCCGCTCCGAAGGCAGAGCCGAAGGCTAAGAAGGCAGAGAAGGCTGATAAGGCCGAATCGCTCAAAATCCATGTGAACAAAACAGGCCGAGTATGTTTCGGTAAAGCAGCCGCTGCTAGGATCGGCGAATCGGCTCACATGGCGCTAACAATCGAAGGGAAGATTGTACGCATGGATCGCGCGAAATCCGAGGGCGAGAATACGGTACCCGTACGGGATGCCAATGGTCGGCCCTATGTTTCCTGTACGAAGCAATTTAAGCCTCTCGGCTTCGATGGCTCCGAATCGCTCGATATCGAAGCTAAGCCGTATGGGAGCGCGGGATTCGAATTTAAGCTGGCTGTGTAAGGAAAGGAATTACGAGAATGGACATTCAAAATAAGCCCGAAGCTGAAGGCGATGAATTACCCGGGCTCGCGGATTACATTTGCGATCACAGCGCCGAATATATCCTGAATCCCGCTGATACCATTCGCCTCAGGCGTATTCAGATGCGTATGGCCCAATCTGATTATTTTGATACAGATGAATCCCGCTCGGATCTGGCTTGGCTTAGATCCATAGCGCGTAAGTAAAAAGCCGCTCCGCTCCGCTCCGAAGGCCGCTCCCTAACAGAGCGGCCTTTTTTCGTCTCTACGCATCCCGCATCCCGCATCCCGCCGCTCTGGAGCCCTGCCGCCGCTCTGGGAGCCCTGCCGCCGCTCTGGGAGCCCTGCCGCCGCTCTGGGGGCCGTGCGCCCGGCATGGGACCCGGCCGGCGGC